GCGCGGCGGTCATGACGATTTTGTGTAAGGAGCAACTATGACAACTGGAATCATTAGCGATGCATCGGTGCGGTCCGGCATGGCTGACCTCATCCTGCGCCTGCGCGGGATGACAGACGCCGGGGTAGCGGACTACCAGGTGGCGGGTGCATATTATTGGTCTGACAAGCACTTGCAGGACATCCTGGACGCCAACCGGGCAAAAGTACGGCTGTGGGCGATGGATGCCATACCAGCCTATGGCGTGGGGACAGTCACTTACACTGAATACCTGACCGGGCTGGCGGATTGGGAGAACAACCCGACCATCCAGGACAACACTTATGGCACCGTGTCCAGCAGCGGATACACCTTTGATTCCATCACCGGTGCTATAACCTTCACCGCAGACCAGGCGGGCAGCGCACGCTACATCACCGGGGCGATTTACGACCTCCCGGCGGCTGCTGCGATGGTATGGCGCAAGAAGGCGGCGCACTACGCCGGAATGTATGACATCTCCACCGACAATCACAGCCTGAAACGCAGCCAGCTGGTACAGCACTGCCTGAACATGGCAGCGCAATACGAAACGCAGGGCGGGGCAGGCGTCATCCAATTGGAGAGGGGGGACAATGTTACCCGATAATGAACTGAATGCCATCCGGGATGAACTGGAACGGCTGACCATGCCGGGAACTGCTTACATCCTATCGGGAACGCTGGCATCGGACGGCATGGGCGGATTTACGACCACCTGGGGTACAGCGTCCACCGTGAAATGCCGGCTGGACAGAACCGGCACCGGGTATGAAAAATCATCCGGCGGTGGGATTGAACCCTGGCAGGGCTGGGTATTATCCCTGCCCCATGACACGAGTGTGACCGTCACCAACCGGGTGAAAGTGGCATCCACCACCTACGCCGTCAAAGCGGTTGACAGCGCGAAGTCGCTAAACTGCGTCCTGCGGGTATACCTGGAGGAAGTCAATGCCTGAAATGGTGATCCGCCTTGACACCAGGAAACTGGATGAGATTGCCGACAAGCTGGGGCAAACCCGCGACCAGGTGCTGAAGAATGTGGCATTTGAAGTGGAATCACAGGCAAAGATAAACGCCCCAGTAGACACCGGCAACCTGCGGGCGTCCATCAACACCGAAAAGATAGAGGACGGCGTGTACCACGTCTCGGACGGCGTGACCTACGGAATTTATCAAGAGTTGGGACCGTCCGGCAGCGGGCGGGTGTGGAAGTACAAGCCCTTCATGCGCCCGGCGGTGGAAGCCGTTGCAAAGAAATTAAAAAGCATGTGGGAGGAGGCTTTAAAATGAGCGTGTATAACGCATTGGGATCAGCGATTTATTCCCGCCTGACGGGGGGAACGGCACTGATCGCAGCCCTGGGCGGTACAGCAATCTACCGCACCGTTGCCCCGGATACTGCCGGCTATCCCCGCGTGGTATTCTCGCACGTCACCGGCGGACCCGACAACATCACCCCCAGCGACAACAGAACGCAGATTGTTCAGATCATGAGCTGGTCTGACAACCAATCCGAAGCGGGCAGCATTGATGCCCTGGTATCCACCCTGCTTCACCGTTATTCCCTATCTGTTACCGGGTACACCGTATGGTGGTGCGCCCGTGAAACCGAGTACAGCCTGGTGGAAATTCCACCCAACGCCGATCCCATCTTTGGGGTGGGGGCTGACTATCGTATCCGTTTAGACCTTACGTAAGGAGAAACAGAAATGGCAGCTTATTCAGGAAGTGCATTATCCCTGTCATGGATTTACAGCGGCGGCACCGTTGCATTGAATGGCGATTATCGCCAGTGCAATTATGAGCCGTCCGTTGCCATGATTAACACCACCGCCGGCAGTGACGCCAACGAGGAATACATCACCGGCGTCAAGGGCGGGCAAGCCTCGTTCAGTGCATTGATGCAGGCGGACGGCACCGCCATGTTCACGGCATTGGCGGAAGGCACCAGCGGCACGCTGAAAATTTACCCAGAAGGCACTGCGGCAGGCAAACCCAGCATCACCATCCCGGCAATCAGCCAGGGCGTACGCTGGAACATTCCCTACAACGACGCGGTGGAAATCAGCGTCACCTGGACGCAAAACGGCGCACGGAGCTAACCCATGCAGACCGTGAAATTGAGTAATGGACGAGAGATCACGGTGGATATCGGGCGCATCAGCGTCAGGGAGTACCGGGCATTATTCAACCCGGAACAAAAGCAGGATGACGAAGATAGCACCCTGGCGAAAGTGGCAGGTCTGGCGGTGGATGAACTGTTAGACCTGTCACAGCCCGACTACCGGCGGATTATCACCGCCATGCTGGCAGACGCCAAGCAGCCGCTGGACGCCGACCCTTCTTGAGCAAGGCGGTGTATTGTGCCATCGTGCATGATGCACCGCCGCCCTGGGAATTGGTCATCTGGACAATCGCAGAGCGATTCGGCTGGACATTGGAATATATCGAAAGCCTGCCAATGGAACGGATGTATGACTTCTTCAAGATAGAGGACGGCAGGATGAAAGCAAGCAGAACAGCGAGGATGCGACATGGCTGAAAAGGTAGCGAGTTTATACGCTGAAATCTCGGCGGACACCAGCAACCTACAAAAGGGGCTGGGTACGGCGCAGAGCGAATTAAAGAAAACAGCAACGTCCACCGACCTGCTGAAAAAAGGGCTGAAATCACTTGGTACAACTGCCGCCCTGGGCGCAATTATCTCGACTATTCGTTCCATGACACAGGAAGCGATGGAAGCCGAGCGCGTCATGGCAGCTACCGAAGCCACAATTAAAGCCACAGGCGGCGCAGCAGGATTGACAGCCCAGCAGATCAGCGACCTGGCGGAAGCGGAAAGCCGCCTATCCTCCATTGATGATGAAGTTGTCCAGACCGGTATGAATATGCTGCTGACATTCAAGCAGATCGGCAGCGACACCATGCCACGCGCAACCAGGGCGATGGCAGACATGGCTGTGGCGATGGCAAAGGGGGATACATCCGCCGTAGACCTGCAAGGAACGGCAATCCAGCTGGGTAAAGCCCTAAACCCCCCCATCCTGGGCGTCACCGCCCTGCGCCGGGTGGGTGTCATGCTATCCGAACAGCAACAGCAGCAAATCCGGGATTTTATGGCAGTTAATGATGTTGCCAGTGCACAAGCGATTATCCTGGACGAACTGGAAAGCGAATTTGGCGGCATGGCGGAAGCGATGGGGAACACCACAGCCGGGAAAATCCAAAAAGCCAAGAACAGCCTAAACAACCTCAAAGAGGAAATCGCAACCGCATTACTACCAATCCTGGGAGACGCCGCCGATGGCTTTACCCTGCTGGCAAACAAAGGTCGGATGCTGAATGACGTTTATAGCAAGCACAAACAGGAAATCATCTACACCAGCGACAGCTATGAAGACTATCTTACAGAACTGGAACGGTCATTAAATCTCATCGGGGAATCCTACGAAGCCACCCTGCTATACAACGATGGCATCACAGAAATGGGAAGCCGGGAAGAATGGCTGACTGACACCAAAGGCGCACTGACAGAAGCGGTATGGGAATACGTCCGGGCGACAGAAAACGGCAAGCTGGAAACGATTGACATGAACGAACAGCTATACAACGCCGTTGCCGCATCGGAAGAAACAAAAGACGGGCTATTTGACCTAGAAGAACAAGCGGGCATCCTAGCCGGGAGCATGGACGAACTCACCACCCGGACGCTGTACAACGCTGCCGCAGCCAATTTGAGCGCAGACGCACAAATTGAACTGGCAAGGGAAATGGGGCTGCTGAATGACGAAAGTTATGCTGCACTTTCACAGGTGCAATACTGGAATCAACGATTAGCGGCCGGGAAAATCACGGTAGACGAATACACCGAAAAGGTCGCCGGGCTGAATGAAGAATTGAGGCTGATGGAAAACCCGCCGCCGGTCATCATAGACGTGGAAATTGATGACGAAGCCTGGCGTAATTTCAAGTATGAAGTCACCCACTTTAAGGGCTTAATTCCCGTAGGCGCAGGCGGGGGCGGGGGCTACATCCCCCAGGCGGAAGGCGGCGACTGGATCGTGCGCAAGCCCACCCTGTTTTTAGCGGGTGAAGCGGGAACCGAGCGCGCCACATTCACCCCCCTGGACGGCAGTCGGGGAAACATCAGCCGCAACATGACCGTGAACTTCTACGGCAACTACGGCAGCGCAAGCGAAATCGCCCAACGGCTGGCGATGATGGAGGCATACGGAGTATGACAAGCACGCTTACAAATTGGGAAGTTTATATCATCCAGCCAGCGGAGCGGACGAACCTCGTCACCAACCCGGTGCCGGCGTCCACCACAGGCTATACCGCCGTCAATTCAACCCTGGCAGCGGACACCACCTATCCCCGCTATGGCAGCACCAGCCTGAAGATCACCCCCTCCAGCACGGCATTATCGGGCGCGTATTATTCCATCGCCCTGACTGACACCGTAACCTACACCTTTTCGGTATCCGTCAAGGGCAAAGCAGGCATCACCTACACGCTGGCATTTGTAGATGACACCGGATCGGCAGTGGAGGCATCCACGCAATTCACCGCCAACGGCAACTGGCAGCGGCGGTCTGTCACCTTCACAGCGAATGAGACTGACACCTTCTACTTGCAAGTGCAAAGGGACGCAAGCCAGGACGACAGCACCGCCTTCTACACGGCGGGCTGGCAGCTGGAAGCGGCATCAACGGCAAGCACGTTTATTTCTGGGAACCGAGAGCTGCTGGGAATGCTGCCGGATAAGGCAGAGTATTACTGGACGGGGGCGCCGAACGCCTCGACCAGTGTCCGGGTGGACTGGACGCAGAGCGGTGGAACGCTGCTGCGGATGCGGGATTATTGCACCATTATCGCCATGCACGGGGCAGGGATGCCACAGATCACACCGCTATCCGTAGACATCACCACCGGCGGGGAAATCTACCAGTGGAGCCGCCCAGGAGGGCGGCAAGTCCAGCTTGTGCTGGACATCAACGGCGATACGCCGGGGGACGTGGCGCAGAATATCGCTATCCTCCAGGCAGCGTTCGATACGACAAAAACACGGTACAACCAACCCATCCGGCTGATGTTCGTGGGCTACAACGAGGCGGGAACCATCGAACAGAGCGACACCGTGTTAATGGACGTTGCTTATGTTTCCGGGTTCGAGGGAGCAATTACAAACTACTACCACGAGCGGATAGACCTGGTGCTGGAACAATACGAACCCGCCATGCAAGCGGACGGGTACACCACCACCGCATTGGACTGGCAGGACAGCCTGACGGGTGACTGCCTGGTGCGCTTTACCCGGAACGGCACAATTGACAACTTTGGCATCACCAGCACGGCAGCCGGAAATACTGGCATGTGTATGG